TGGCGGCACCCTGCGCTGCCTGATCGTCCTCTGCAGCTACTGCAACCGGGCAGGCATCACCTGGGTCGGCCAGGACAAGCTCGCCAAGGATCTGGGCATCAGCCGCCAGGCAGTCACCAAGCAGATGAAGCTGCTCACCCAGACAGGCTACGTCGAGGTGGTCAGCAAAGGCTTCCGGGGCGAGCGCACCAATACCGTCCGGGTGATATTCGACCCCAGCATCAAAGCTGAGGACGCGGTCGCCATCACCAGCGCCCAGGAAGACACCAGGTCACCACGCATGAAACGAGATCAGGAGGAACAAGCCAACCAGACACCAGACCCAGCCGGCCAGGCACGCATCGCCAAGCTCATCAGCCAGGCGCTCAGACAACCACCAACCAGGAGCAGAACCATGCCACCAGGCAACGAAACCGTTACAACAAGAAAGATGAAAGAGGAGATCAAAGCCGCCCAGGCCAAGCGTACAAAGCGCTCCCATACGCAACCTCCAGAGGTTGCCAATGAGATGGCCTCACATAGGCAACCTGCAGACACCTCCATAGGCAACCTGGAGGGGTCTTTATCGCTACCTCCAGAGGTTGCCAATAACACAGAACAAAGAGAGGTTATATACAAGGAGGTTATATACGTTCTAAGCAACTCGAAAAGCAATTTGAACGAAAAGCAGATTGTTGAAAGCCTCGACATCCTTCTGCCGATCTACCAGGCCGAGGGACTGACGCCGACTGCCCAGGTGCTGGCTGACGGCATCCTGCAGATGCACCGGGACACGGCATGAGCCAGACCCTCGGCAAGGCATCTGGCGGGCCGCAGGAGACGCGATCGGGGCACGGGCAAGGGGTAGGTAGCCATCTGCCTGTCCGAGCGCCTGTAGGCCGTTCTACGCGATCTGTACGAAACCCAGACGAACGTATGGATTTTGGACAGGGGGGGCCATGGCCATGCCAAGGGACGGCCGGCCTGTCCTATACGCGCCAGCGCATCGCGTGCGCGATACCGCGTGCGTCAGCGGGCGCGTGGAGGCACCCTTTGCCCCCTCCCCCTTGGCTTGTGCGAGTGGGGGCCACCCGCAATTTTTCCCCCACTTTTCTTGGAAAGGGTTTCCCCATGAGACTGACAGGTGACCGAAACCAGTGCCCTGGTTGCGACGAGTACTTCAACAGCACGGCTGCTTTCGACAAGCACCGGGTGGGTCAGCATGGTGTGGATAGGCGCTGCCTGAATGCCGACCAGATGCTGGCCAAAGGCATGGCCAAGAACTCAGCTGGGTTCTGGGTTGGTTCCCCGATGGTGAATGCAGACCTTCTCTACCGTCCTGGGACGGGCGATCAGGGTGCAGTTGATACCGAGGTAGCCACTGGGCCTGAAAACGGCTGAAACGTGGTTACCAATTTTCCCTCGTTTTTCCATGACAATGTTTTGAAAGGAGTTAGTGATGGCTTACGAAATGAGAGCTGGACAGGGGAGCCTGTTCAAGAATGACAAGAAGACGACTGACAAGCATCCTGGGTACAAGGGCAAGCTGATGCTGCCTGATGGCCGGGTGCACTACGTCAGTATGTGGGTGAAGAAGACTGCGGCTGGTGAGCCGTGGTTCAGTTTGTCCATGGGTGAGCAGGTGACTGTGAGCCAGCACAGCCAGGCCAAGGCAGATGGTTTCCAGCCTCAGCCTGGTGGCGATGAGGATATTCCCTTCTGATGGCCAGGACTAAGTCTCGCCTGAGTGAGCAGATCCCCAGCCTGAAGAACTGGGGTGGTGTGCGTTCTATTGAGCGCAGGATGGAGCGCAGCAGCACGCTTGTGCAGAACCGTGAGGCGGTTGCCTATGCGCTGCTGTGCCTGGCCAATACCAAGATCACTGACATTGTGGAATGGGATGAGTCTGGGACTGTGAGGGTCAAGCCCTCCAGCGCCATCCCTGAGCCGGCATTGCAGTCGATCAAGAACATCCGGGTCAAGACTGACCGGGAGGGCAACAGCACACTCGAGGTGGAGCTGTACGACAAGGTGGGCGTGCTGCGTCTGCTGGCCAAGGCGTCTGGCTTGCTGGACAACCCTGACCAGGACGACAAGCCTAGTGTGATAGATGTGAATGTGGTGGCACCGCCACCGAGGGGAGAGCAATGACCAGAGACGACATCATCCGCATGGCGCGGGAGGCTGGGATTTCACAATCCCACGCGGAAGGCATGACTGATTTTCTTGAACGCTTCGCCGCACTTGTCGCCGCAGCCGAGCGCAACAAGGTGGCGCAGTGGATGATTGACCACAGCTACGCCACCGGCCACGGTGATACGACCGAAGACCTGCTGAAAGAGCTTGAATGGCAGGTGCGTGAGTCCGAGCGCGAGGCGTGCATTCGTGACTGCGACAGCGTTGATGTTGTTGGCGCTGACGATTGCATCGCCGCCATCCGCGCAAGGGGGCAGGCATGAGCAAGACCAAGGAGCAGAGCAGCAAGGAGGTCAGTGCCGGCGGGCTGCGGTTTGACTTCTCTCAGTCTCCCGTCATCTATGACTTCTTCCAGAGCAATGCCTTCGTTCAAGGCATCATGGGGCCGGTGGGGTCTGGAAAGAGCTACGGCTGCGCGGCCAAGATCTTCAAGAAGGCCATCCAGCAAAAGCCCAGCCCCCACGACAACATCCGCTACACCAGGTGGGCGGTGGTGCGAAACAGCTACCCCATGCTCAAGACCACCACCATCAAGACCTGGCTGGATCTGTTCCCCGAGGCCACCTTCGGCCCCATGCTATGGACGCCACCCATCACTCACCACATCAGGCTGCCCGCCCGCGGGGATGCCGCCGGCATCGACTGCGAGGTCATCTTTCTGGCACTCGACCAGCCCAAGGATGTCAGAAAGCTGCTCTCGCTCGAGCTGACCGGCGCCTGGGTCAACGAGGCCCGCGAGCTGCCCAAGGCGGTGATCGACGGCCTGACCCACCGGGTCGGTCGCTACCCTACCAAGCGCGACGGCGGCGCCACCTGGCACGGCATTTGGATGGACACCAACCCCATGGATGACGACCACTGGTGGCACAACATGGCCGAGAAAGAGCGCATGACCGGCCCCTATGCCTGGAAGTTCTGGAAGCAGCCAGGCGGCGTCATGGAGGCCGACCCCGACTCCCTGCCCGACAACCCCGAGGCCAATGACCATGTCTTCTCTGCCGGCAAGTGGTGGAAGATCAACCCTTCTGCAGAGAATCTCCACAACTTGCCCCCAGGTTATTACCCGCAGATGCTGCTCGGTAAGAACCTCGATTGGATCAGGTGCTATGCCGGCGGCCTGTACACCTATGTGCAAGAGGGTCGGCCTGTCTGGCCAGAGTACGAGGACAGCACCATGTCCGGTGACACCGAGGTAGATCCAACTGTGCCGATCCAGGTGGGCCTGGACTTCGGTCTGACACCGGCGGCCACCATTGGCCAGCGGCTGCCCAATGGCCGGTGGCTAATCCACAAGGAGATCGTGACCTTCGACATGGGCCTCGAGCGCTTTGGCATGGAGCTGCTGGCCATGCTCAACGCTCAGTATCCAAACCACCAGGTGCTGCTGTGGGGCGACCCAGCAGGCATGGCCAGGGATGCGATCTATGAGGTGACCAGCTTCGACTTCCTGCGAACGCTGGGGCTACGGGCGCAACCGACCGCCAGCAACGACTTCAAGGTGCGGCGAGAAGCTGCGGCAGCCCCCATGCAGCGGCTGATTGCCGGCAAGCCAGGCCTCATTGTGAACAGGCAATGCAAGCTCCTCCGCAAGGCACTGGGCGGCGGCTACCATTTTAAGAGGGTGGCAGTGGGTGCAGGTCAAGAGCGTTTCCGCGATGCGCCCAACAAGAACGAGCATTCGCACATTGGCGACTCATTCGGCTACCTCATGCTTGGAGGCGGCGAGTACAACCGCATGACCCGCACCCCCAGCCTGGGGGGCAGGCCCATGAATCAGACGGTCATCATGCAACAGGATTTCGATATTTTTAGTGCGCGATAGCGCAGCGATATCGCACGACTTGCATGCCGTCCAAAGTCCAATAGAATCTATTGGTATGAGTATCGACGCAGATCCTTGTGTGGTGCATCACTTCGCTGCCGGCGTCTACGCCAAGCAGATGACGCTGCCTGCCAACCACTTTGCGGTCAAGCACTCGCACAGCTACAACCACCTGAGCATCCTGGCCAAAGGCCGCGTGACGGTGGACTTGGATGGCAGCGTGACTGAATACACGGCGCCGGCCTGCATCACCATCAAGGCCGGCATCAAGCACAGGATCGTTGCCCACGAAGACGCTGTTTGGTTCTGTATCCATGCCACTGATGAGACAGACCCAGACAAGGTAGATGAAGTTTTGATTGGAGGTTGACCATGCCCTTTATTGCATTTGCCATTATTGGCTCGGCTGCTTATCAGGCGAGTCAAGCCAGAAAAGCGCAATCGCGTGCGATACAGCAGCAAAGTCAAGCACTAAGCCAGCAAGCTGCAGACCAGGCTGCAATGCGAGCAGAGATTGCAAAACAGACACAGGCTTATGCAGAGCAAGCCACATCTTTGCAACAGCAGGCAGATGTTGCCCGCCAGCAGTTTGAATTGCAGTCAAAGTCATACGAGGAGAACAAGCTGGCCATGGAGCAAAAAGCCAAAGAGGTGCAGGCCGCAGCTGATGAGGAGCGCCGCAAGGCTGCTGCATCCGAGGCCTCTGCCCTGCGGGCCAGAACCAGAGGCGGGCGGCGATCGCTGCTTTCCAGCGAGCGCATGGATGCCGAGCTGGGCCTCGGCATAAATCTGAACTCAGGCGGAACAAGGTTGCAGTGATGGCAACACTACCTCAATTTAGGCAGCGTCAATTGGCGAGGATGGCATCTCGCAGAACCTCTGATATTGATCGTCTGGCTAGGCAATATGCGACATCAGTCGAGTCCATGACTTCAGACTATGAGCGTGCATTCGCTGAGAATGCACGCAGGATGCAAGAGCAGATGGCGCCGTTTGAGGCTTCAATGGCCCAGTACAAAACGGCGCTTGATGAGTACACGGCAAACATTGCCACGCCATATCAACAAGCGTCTGAGAAGTTTGCACAAGAGGCAGCAACGTATGCACAGAAAGAGTCGGCATTCGCAAGCGAACTGGCACAAATTGCTACTGGCGCAAGAAACAAAACGGCAAGAAGTTATGAGGCAAAAGTCGGCAAACAGGGCAGCTATGAGATCTACGATTTCTTTGTCAATGATCCAACTACCGGACAGAGGATCCCTCTGCATGGGGCACAGGGTGTACTTCAAAACCCCTCAAAGTATGGATATGACTATGTGCTTACCCCTGTAGAGAGTGGCAAGCGAGGAACCAACATATATACGTTTGTCCCACGGCCAACAACGCCAGAGCCTGGCCCCGCACCAATTGCACCAGAAAAACCGGCTCCTTTTGCGATGGAGATGCCAAAGGCTCCGACCATTGCCCCATTCGATGACACAGAGTTTGCTCAAAAGCGAGTTGAGCTTGAGAGCCAATTCCAGCGTGAGGTCGGTGAGCGCCGAGCATCGCGTCTGAACGTGACCAGGCGCAGAACAGCGCGGCCATTGCTGCAAGGAGAGAACCCATGAAAGACAAGGTCGAGAAGGTCATGCATGAGTACAAGACCGGAAAGCTCGAGTCCAGCTCTGGTCAGAAGGTCACCTCTCGCAAGCAGGCCATTGCCATTGCATTGTCAGAACAGCGCCGAGCGCGTAGTCGCCGCAAGGGCGGCCTGATGAAGGAGGCTTCAACATGAACGGCTTGTACGCAAACATCCACGCTAAACGAGAGCGCATCAAAGATGGCAGCGGTGAAAAGATGCGAAAGCCTGGTTCACCTGGTGCGCCTACTGACAAGGCCTTCAGTGAGTCTGCCAAGACGCGCAAGAAGAAGCGCCCCATGCTGGATCAATACAAATCATGAGCAAGCTGAAAGATCCAGACGGTGGGCTGACAGAGGCCGGTCGGCGGCACTACGAGCGCACAGGCGAGAGCAAGAACCTGCAGCCTGGTGTCAAGGAGTCCAGCCCCACAGGCCAGCGTGCCCGCCGCAAGGGATCTTTCCTGACCCGTTTCTACACCGACCCAAGCGGCCCGCTGGTCAAGGACAACGGCGAGCCGACCCGTCTGGCCCTGGCCGCCAGGGCATGGGGTGAGCCTGCGCCTCGCACCGCAGCTGCTGCCGCACGCCTGGCCGCCAAAGGCCGCAACCTGCTGGCCAAGTACAACGCCGAGAAGGACTGAGCATCATGGAATACAAAGACAAGACCGGCGGCATGCGCTTGACGCCAGAGCAGATCATCAAGCGCCAGGACGTTGCCCAGAAGAAGAAGGACGAGTTCCAGGCGCTCTACATGGACGCCTACGAGTTCGCCCTGCCCCAGCGCCAGCTATACGGTGTCTGGGAGGGCAACTACACGGGCAAGAACAAGATGACGCGGGTCTTCGATTCGACGGCCATCAACAGCACCCAGCGCTTTGCCAACCGGCTGCAGTCTGCTGTCTTCCCGCCCCAGCGCAAGTGGGCACGGCTGGACGCTGGCAGCGACATCCCGACCGACCGCAAGGACACCGCCAAGGCGGTGCTGGAGGTCTACGGCGAGAAGATGTTCACCGTGCTGCGGCAGAGCAACTTCGACATCGCCATGGGCGAGTTTTTGCTCGACCTGGCCGTGGGCACCGCCTGCATGATGGTGCAACCAGGCGACGATGTCAGCCCCATCAACTTCATCCCGGTGCCCCTGTTCCTGGTGACCTACGAGGAGGGGGCCAATGGCCAGGTGGACAACGTCTACCGCAAGATCCGCATGAAGGGCGAGAGCATTCAGCGCCAGTGGCCAGATGCCAAGATCGAGGGCCAGTTGGCCCGGTTGATCCAGGACAAGCCCACCGAGGATGTCGAGCTGCTCGAGGCCACGGTCTATGACGCCAAGCGCGGCGATTACTGTTACCACGTTATCTACAAGCACGGCAAAGAGGAGATCGTTTATCGGCGCCGCAAGTCCAGCCCCTGGGTGATCAGCCGCTACATGAAGGTGGCCGGCGAGATCTACGGGCGCGGCCCGCTGCTGACTGCCCTGCCCGACATCAAGACCCTCAACAAGACGATCGAGCTGCTGCTCAAGAACGCCAGCCTGGCCGTGTCCGGTGTCTACACAGCTGCAGATGACGGGGTGCTGAACCCCAACACCGTCAAGCTGGCACCTGGCGCAATCATCCCGGTGGCCCGCAACGGTGGCCCGCAAGGCCCGGCCCTAGCCGCCCTGCCCCGCGCTGGAGACTTCAATGTGAGCCAGCTGGTCATCAATGACCTACGCTCGAACGTCAAACGGATCCTGCTGGACGAGTCGCTGCCCCCTGACAACATGAGCGCCCGCTCAGCCACCGAGATTGTGGAGCGCATGAAGGAGCTGTCCCAGAACCTGGGCAGCGCCTTCGGTCGCCTGATCAACGAAACCATGATCCCGCTGGTGGCCAAGATCCTTGAGGTCATGGATGAGCGCGGCCTGATCGACATGCCGCTGCGGGTCAATGGCCTGGAGGTCAAGGTGGTGCCAGAGGCGCCACTGGCCCAGGCCCAGGCCATGGACGAGGTGCAGGCCATCCTGCAGTACGCCCAGCTGATGCAGGGCTTCGGTGCCGATGGCGCCTTTGCGCTCAAGACCGATCGGATCCCCGACTACCTGGGCGAGAAGCTGGGCGTGCCAATGACCGTGCGAAACAGCCAGGCAGAGCGTGCCGTGTTAATGGAGGAGGCCAAGAATGCTCAAGAGCAGGCCGCCATTGCCCAGGCCATGGTGATGCAGCAGCAGGCCGGCCAGGCACCAATGGCACCGCCTGAAGGAGCAATGGCATGAGCGGCTGGGACGAGCTGGATGGGGCAGACGTTGCCGAGGATATCCGCGAGGTCAAGCAAAAACGCGAAGACCTGATGCGGCTGTGCCTTCGGGTGTTTGGCACTGATGATGGCCAGAAGCTGATGACTTGGTTGCAGGAGATGTATGTGGATGTGCCCGTTGCCGTGCCGGGCACTGATCCCAGCTATGCCTTCTTTGCCGATGGGCAGCGGAGCGTGGTGCGGGACTTGATAGCACGGATTTCACAAGCAAGGAACCTATGAGCGACACCAACGACCAACCCGGCGGCGAGTCCACCGGCCTATTGGACTCTGTCACCATCGAAGACCCCAGCAAACCAGCAGAGCCGCAGAAGGCTGAAATCCCCCACAGGGCTGCAGCTGCAGCATCGCCAGCTGCCCCAGAAGCGCCGCCAGAATGGCTGCCTGAGAATTTCGTCAAGGACGGCAAGGCTGACTATGAATCCTTGGCCAAGTCCTGGCGCGACCTGCGCGGCAAGATCAGCAAGGGCGCCCACAATGCCCCGGCTGATGGCAAGTACGACACCAGCAAGTTTGGCGACGGCGCCGGCGATAACCCCATGGCCAGCACCATGGTTGGCTGGGCCAAGGAAAACGGGCTGTCCCAGGCCCAGTTTGACGACCTGGTAGACCGACTGCAGACCAACGCCAAAGAGATGCTCGAGGGCGACATGGTCGATCCAGCAGCCGAAATGGCCAAGCTCGGCCCCAACGCCAATGCCGTGGTCAACGGCATGGTCGATTGGGCACGCGGCCTGGTCAACAAGGGCGTCTGGAGCAAAGACGACTTTGAGGAGTTCAAGATCATGGGCGGCACCGCCCGCGGGCTGCAGGCTCTGGTCAAGATCCGCACTGCCTACGAGGGCCGGGTGCCGATCGAGTCGGCGCCACTGGAAGGCGCACCATCCAAAGAGGAGCTGTATGCCATGGTGGCCGATCCTCGCTACAAGACAGACGCTGCATACCGGCAAAAGGTCGAGCGCATGTATGACCAGTTTGCCAAATAGTTGAGAGTGTCTCCTCCACTGCCGTCAGGCAGTTGCCCTTACCCCGGCCCGAGCGCCGGGGTTTTTTTGTCCAGAAAGCAACAGCCCCTATTGACAACTGTTGTTTTTGTCTACAATTAGCGACATGGCTTACCGGGTAACCGGCCCTGACCGCAGCGAGATGCTGACGAGTGGCTGACGCAAACAGCAAGCACAGGCCCGCACCAGCGGCTTACCAGCGCGAGAACCCCTGAATTAACCAACCGAATGAGGTGATCAAATGAGCGTTTCTCTCTCGAACGCCTTTGTGACTCTGTTCGATGCTGAGGTTAAGCAAGCCTACCAGGGCAAAGCAATGCTGGTGGGTGCTGTGCGTCAGCGTCGTGGTGTCGAAGGCTCCACTGTCAAGTTCCCCAAAGTTGGTCGCGGTGTGGCTACTGCCCGCGTGACTCAGACCGATGTCACTCCCATGAACGTCGGTTTCTCCACCGTGACCTGCACGCTGGGCGATTGGAATGCCGCTGAGTACAGCGACATCTTCTCGCAGCAGAAGGTCAACTTCGATGAGCGTTCTGAGCTGGCCCAAGTGGTGGGTGCTGCAATTGGCCGTCGCCAGGATCAGATGATCCTCGATGCGCTCAATGCTGCGTCTGGCACTGGCACCGTGGCAAATTCTATTGGTGGCTCAAACACCAACATGAACATCGCCAAGTTGCGTGAGGCTGCCAAGATCCTCAACACCAAGAACGTGCCTGCTGAGGGCCGCAACATCATCATCCACGCCAACAGCCTGGCCGCGATGCTCGAGCAGACTTCGGTCACCAGCTCGGACTTCAATACCGTCAAGGCACTGGTGCAGGGCGAGATCAACCAGTTCATGGGATTTACGTTCCATGTGTTGGGCGATCGCTCGGAAGGTGGTCTGCCCATCGACGGTTCGTCTGACCGTACCCTGTATGCGTTCCACCGTGACGCTATCGGCTACGCTGAAGGCATCGCTCCTCGCACTGAGATCAACTACATCCCCGAGAAGACCAGCTGGCTTGTCAATGCCCTGTTCTCTGCCGGTGCTGTGGCGATCGACGCCGAGGGTATCGTCAAGATCACTGCCCGCGACACTGCGGCTGCAGCCTAATAGGAGGGTCTGAAAATGGCTTACTCTGCAGACGGCTTTACCGCCTACAGCGCTTCCAAGCGCGGCAACGCACCGTCGATGTATGGTTACAAGACCACCGACGCGATTGCGGATGTCAACACCAGCGGCTACTTCAACTCGCTGGCCAACACCCTGGAAGTGGGCGACATCATTCACTGTGTGACCTCGACCGGCACTACCGCCGTGGTCACCCTGGTGTATGTGGTGTCCAACGCTTCTGGCGTGGTGGATGTGACCGACGGCACCACGCTGTCGAACACTGACAGCGATTGATTCGCCAACCCAGAATGGGCCAGCCACTGAGCTATCGGGGGCTGGCCCTTCTCACATTAAGAGGTCGATATGGCTGCAGGCGACACCGGGATCACCATCTGCTCTGATGCCCTGCTGATGCTGGGTGCGAAGGCAATTTCGTCCTTCAACGATGGCACCGATGAGTCCAGCGTTTGCGATCGACTCTACCCCGACATTCGAGACTCCACGCTGATGATGTACCCGTGGAGTTTCAGCATGAAGAAGATTGCGCTGGCCAGGCTGATCACTGCGCCTGGCAGCGTCTGGAAATACGCATACCAGCTGCCGGGTGATCGCCTTGGCAGTCCCCGCGCTGTGTACGACACAGCAGCCGTTGGCGCCACCCCGCGCAAGGAGTGGGAGATCCAGGGCGACCAGGTGCTGACCAACCTGGATGCAGTCTACATCGACTACCAGTACAGCACCCCTGAGTACGCCATGCCGCAGTACTTTGTACAGCTGCTCAAGTACCAGGTGGCCTGGCACATTGCAGAGCCGATTACCGAGCAGGCCGAGAAGGCTGCCTTCTGGCGGCGCATGGCACTGGGCGAGGCTGGAGAAAATGGGCGCGGCGGCTACTTCAGGCAAGCCACGCAGATTGATGGGGCCAACAACTCCATCAAAGTGATCGACGACTATACGCTTATAACGGCGAGGTACTGATGCCGCGCTTTGTTGACATCCAAAGCAACTTCTCGACCGGCGAGCTGGATCCGCTGCTGCGGGCTAGGGTTGAGCTGGAGCAGTACAACAATGCCCTGGCCAAGGCCACCAACGTCCTGATCCAGCCCCAGGGTGGATTGCGCCGCCGGCCTGGCCTCAAGCACATCCTGGAGCTGCCCAACACCAGCACCGCAAGCGCGGCCAATGGCGTGCGTTTGGTGCCATTCCAGTTCTCGGTGACCGACAGCTACATGCTGTGCTTCACGCACCAGCGCATGTATGTCATCAAAAACGGTGCTGTGGTCACGGCCATCAATGGCGGCGCCAACAACTACCTGACGACCAGCATTACCAGCGACATGGTGGACGATATGTGCTGGACTCAGTCTGCCGACACCTTGATCGTGGTGCATCCTGATCTGCAGCCGGTGCAAATTGTGCGCGGCGCATCTGACTCAAGCTGGACGGCCACCACCATCACATTTGACAGCATCCCAAAGTACGCATTCAACATTGACTTTCATACCCAGCTGGCCGCCACGCTGACACCGTCGGCAGTGTCTGGAAATATCACTCTTACTGCGTCCAGCGCCAAGCACGACACCGGCACCGCACAGGCCGGCACCAGCACGACCATCACGCTCAAGTCAACGGCAAGCTCGACCAATGATTACTACAACGGTCTGTATGTCACTATCACTGGCGGCACAGGCGCTGGCCAGATCCGCATCGTCGAAGATTACGTCGGCTCTACCAAGGTGGCTACCGTTGACCGTGCATGGACGACCACACCTGACAACACCAGCACATACAGCCTGACCAGCTGGACGACCGACTCGGTCAACCAGTACGTCAATGCACAGCCACAAGGCCGCGCCAGGATCGTGCAGTACGTCAGCGCGACCGTGGTCAACGCTGTCACCGAGTACCCGTTCTTCAGCACTTCAGTCATTGCCGAGGGCAGCTGGGAGCTGGAGCATGGCTACGAAGATGTCTGGAGCAGCACCAAGGGATGGCCAAGGTCTGTTACTTTCCATGAAGGGCGCCTGTACTTTGGCGGCTCCAAGTCACGGCCATCTACCATCTGGGGCAGCAAGATCGGCCTGTTCTTCGACTTCGTGCCTAGCGAGTCCCTGGACGACGATGCGGTCGAGGCGACGCTCGACACCAATGAGCTGAACGTCATCACCGACATCATCAGCTCGAGGGACTTCCAAGTGTTTACCACTGGCGGCGAGTTCTTCGTGCCGCAAAGCAACAGCGACCCGATCACCCCACTGACATTCACCTTTAAGAATGTAAGCCGCAACGGCATCAAGCCTGGCACCCGCGTGCAATCTGTGGAGTCAGGCTCGGTCTACATCCAGCGCCAGGGCAAGAGCCTCAACGAGTTTGTGTTTACCGACACGCAGGCGACCTATGTCACGCAGCGGATCTCTCTGCTGTCTGGCCACCTGCTCAAGACCCCGCAGCGCATCGCTATGCGCCGGGCCGCCAGCACAGATGAGTCTGATCTGCTGATGATGACCAACGAGGCAGACGGCAGCATGGCCGTCTTCTCGCTGATGCGATCGCAGAATATCACCAGCCCCAGCGAGTTCACAACCGATGGCAGCTTCATTGATATCGGCGTGGATGTGAGCCAGATCTACTGCGTCACGAAGCGCACGTTCAACAGCACCAACCGCTACTTTGTCGAGCTGTTCAGCGACTCGCTCTACACCGACTGCGCTTTTACTGGTGGGGCTGCAGCCAGCGCAAGCAGCCTGCCGCACATTGGCAAGAGCCTGAATGTCATATGCGATGGTGTGCCACAGAGCAATGAAACTGTCAGCGGCGGTGGTTCTGTCACATTTGACCGGGCCAGCACCACAAGCTATGAGGTAGGCCTGCCGATCACCGTCTATGTCAAGACCATGCCGGTAGATATCAGAATGCAGACCGGCAACCGCGTGGCATTCAAGAAGCGAATTGTGGAGATCAATGCCGTGCTGAAGGACACACAGCACATGACCATCAACAACCAGCCGGTGGCCTTTCGCCTGTTTGATAACCCGCTACTGGATGACCCAGAGCCGACCTTCACAGGCATCAAACGGGTCAATGGCGTGCTGGGCTACAGCCGTGAGCAGGCGATCGAAGTGGCACAGACCCTGCCGCTCAAAATGACGCTGCTGGGACTTGACTACCGCGTTGCGGTCAATGCGGGGAACTGATCATGGCAATCACACTTGGACAAGCTCAAGCGTTTGGTGGCCTGCTGGAAAGCTATGCCTCCGCTGGTTTTCAGAGGGCGCAAGCAATCCAGCAGCAGACCTCATATCTGGTGCAGGCCAGAGATACCCTGGCCATCGCCCAGGTGCGTGCAGATCTCGACCAGACCTATTCCGAGGTGCAGGCCGGTCGGATACTGCAGAAGGCCGAGACTGAGGCCCGCAACTGGCAGATTGCCGGCAACACCCTGCTGCGGAACATGAGGCAGACCAACGCTGCGCTGCGGGCCAGGGCTGCTGCTGGCGGCGTGGCACTTGGCACTGGTTCGATTCAGGACGTACAGCTTGAAAACGTAGCGGCCACCATGCGCGATGTGGATATTGCTGATCTCAATGCTATGACGGCCCGAGTATTGGGCTTTGAGGATGCGTCTGCGCTGCTGCAATCGACTGAGCTGCAGAACACGCTCAACCTGTTCCAAGCCAAGCGCCAGGCTGGCCAGTACGAGGGCGCGGCTACCGCTGCCCGTAGCACCGGAGGCATGCTGGCCAACTACACACTGGCGCGTGGTGTAACCAACTTTATTAAAGCAGACCCATTCTCAGGGGCGACAACACCAGCGCCAGCCAAGACGACGGGCGACTTTGCTCGCATGGATAGGGGGCAACCATAATGGCCACAGGACGCATCGAATCTGGCCGAGTGAATATTGCTGGCCCTGGCAATATGCCTATGCAGCGCGTGGGCATTCAAGAGGTGCAGCCCATCGCAGCGCGTGTCGAGGCCCAGGGTGCTGGCCAGCTGGCCGAGGCGCTGGATCGCATGAGCGCCAACCTGTTCCAAGAGGCGATGGTGTCCAGGCAGCGTGAGGGTCTGCAGTTTGCTGCACAGAACCCGCTGACGGTGGAGCAGATCGAGGCCGCTAAAAACGGCGACCTGTCCAAGCTCGATCTGGGCAGCAATCCAGTAAGCGTCTTCCAGCAGGCCGTACGCAAGGCCCGCAGCCTGGAGCTGTCTAGCCAGTTTGAGGCAGAAGGCCGCAGCGAACTGGTCAAGATCCTCAACCAGGTCGAGCTGGGCCAGGCCACCTCAGAGCAGGTACAGGCCAAGATCAACACCATGATCGACGGCATGGGCAAGTCGCTGTCGCAGATTGACCCGGAGGCCAGCTACAAGTTCAGGGCCACCATGTCAACGCATGGCAGCACTGTGCTGAAATCGGCCCTCGACTCAGAGCTGAAGCGTGCGCTAAATCAGCGGCGCATCAAGTTCGACTTCAATTTTGACAACGAGGTGATGCTGCTGGAAAACGCAGCCTCGACCGATCCTGAAAACTTTGCCGCATATGCCGACGTTTTCAGAGTCAACATTGGTCGAGAGGCTATTGCATCCAACAACCCAGAGATCCAGAGCCAGTACAGCGCCAAGGTGCTGAAGGCGCTCACCGATGCCAGAGTCAATGCGCTGACCAAGGCGCTGCTGACTGAGGACAACCTACGCAACCCCAGGGAGGCCATTGCCAAGCTGCGGAAGGGCGAGATCGGTGAGGCAGGTAAGCTGCGGCCTCATGTCGAGTACCTACTAAAGAACGACTTTGCCTCGCTGATGCGGGTCGAGGAAGACTTTATGAAGGCGGCCACGGCCAGGAAGAACGCCATCGAGCTGGGGTTTGTAGATTCAAACCAACAAGGCGAGAACATCCTGGCCCGCATGTACGCAACCAACGATGCCCGCCTCCAAAGGCAACTGTGGGATCAGCTCACAAGCCTGCCTGTGTCGTCTGAAACCATCAAGAAGGCCAGGGATTTCATGCAGTCGGACAGTGCCACCGGCCCGGCCAATGACGACCTGGCTGCCTTTGCTCGCCTCTCCCAGCGTGTTGCACTAGGCACTGCTCAGGCCAGCGACATCATCAATGCACCGCTGACTCGCACCACCAAGAGGCAGCTGCTTCAGCAGCTCTCCAACCCGAATGACGACATCAGCTATGGCGTCAGGATGATCGGCATGGCAGTTGGCATCCAGGCCGAGAACCTGCCACCTGAGCTGAAGGATGCGGATGCACGGCAGATGGCCACGGCCACCCGCAATACGCTGGTGACCGAGCTGTACACCTATTCACGTACACCGCTCAATGCGCGTGGTGACCTGCCGTCTGCATCTGACATCCGCATGTATGGCGAGGCGCTTGCCAAGCGGGCAGGCGCAGGCATGTCCAAGGCATTCACCAAGGCCGCTGAGTCAAACCAGGCGCAGGCTGTGCTGTCTGTGCCAGAGCTGCGTGACGTCGATCTGTCGAATGATGCTGCGGTAGAGGCGGCTATTGCAACTGCGGTCAAGCGCAAGGTCAGCCCAACGGTAATCAACTCGGCCCGCGCCGCAATCAATGACTACAGAAACAACAAGTCCAAAATCGTCAAACCGGCTGGAGAGTAGTAATGAGAACAAAGCAGCCCACCATTGATGACATCTACATGGCCGATGAGTTCATCACCACGCCTGGTGTGCGGCAAGGGCTGCTCGAGCGTGCGTCTGATGGTGACGATGATGAGGTGTTCACTGAGGACATAGACGATGGCCAGGCCGTCTACTACCGCACGCCATATGGCGAGATGATGCCGCTAGGCCGACCCATGATGCTGGCTGCTGGCCCGTCTGATACGGCAACAGATGCCGGGCCTGGTGTGCGCGTTGGACGCGGCGGTGTTCCGCTCAGACCGCCCAGCATGCGCGACATTACTGAGCCGGCGCAAGGCATGGCCGACATGCTGGCTGCAACTGGCAAGGGACTTGTGCAAGGGTTCATTGGCTTGCCTGGTGATTTGGAGTCGCTGGTATACGGCATCAAGGAAATATTCAGCCGTGGTGCTGGGGAGGGCAAGCTGGATGCTTTCCTGCGTGGAGTACAGAGCGGCACCGTGTTGCCCAAGACAGATGAGGTCAAGAAGTGGCTTGACCAGAATGTCGGAACAGTAGGTGGCGGCAATGTGCCCTACGAAAGCATGGGCGAGGTTGTCGCACCTGGTGGCCAGGTTAAGACAGTTAAGGCGGCTGTAGCTGGCGCCAAGGCGCTGGCCCCCAAGGCTGGCGAGATGGCCGGCCAAATGCTGCAGCGCCAGGGGCTGCTGATCCCCGCTGTGCCGCTCGAGCGCTATGGCCAGGTGACCACTGAATCGGCTGCCAAGGTCAACACTGGTGCAGCCAGAATCAACCGCAATGTGACCCAAGAAAAGCGCCTGGAGCTGGAGCCGCAATATCGTGTATCGGTTACAGGCTCATACACGCCTGACGGCAAAGGCCAGAACATCACCAATGCGGTCAATCCAGGCAACTATCAGGATGTTTCGACCAGGCTTGATGACTTGGCTGTTGCCTTCCCTGATCCGCTGAAATCAGACGAAACATTCGCCACCATGATGGCCAATGTCTACAACTCAAATGAGGTGCCGATCCCGCCGAGCTGGCTGATCAACAACGCCAATGACATGGGCAAGTGGTCGAGCTGGTTTGGCTCCATGAGCAAGGCCCAAATTGACGAGGCTGATCGCGGCTTTGCGGTGGTGGACAAGTTCCGCAACATCTACCGCAACGGCACAGCCAACGCAGACACCACCGGCACCCTGATGTTCTGGGCCATGCTCTCGCGCCGGGCGTCTGCTTACCCGCATGAGTCTGGCTTCCTTGACATGGCCGAGGCCATGCAGCCGCTCATCCAGAAGGCTGTGCGTGGCGAGTACACCCAAGCTGATGTTGACGCTGGCCTGCAGATGATCAGCCAGACCATCCCTGCCGGCAGCCCCGGAAAGATGGTTACTAGCAACGCAAACGATTTCTTGAGCGTCTTCCTGCCCAAGATGAGCGAGAAGCTGCCAGATGGCCGCACCAAGCTGCAGGCGCTGCATGACATGTTTGCCAACCCAGAGATGACCGGCCCGCAGATCAGGCGCGAGTTCTATGGCCTGGCCGAGGGCGTTGGCATCAAGAACAAGGTGCTGTCCTTTGCCCTGCTGGTGTCTGGCCGCGAGGATGTGATGGTGCTTGACCGTATCCAGATCAATCGCCTGTTTGCTGGCGGCGACAAGATCTACGACGATGTGGCGCACCTGTTTGACGGTGGCCCAGGTTTGGCCACTTACGAGGCGCTCGAGCGTTCTCTGGCCACCCGCATCCAGGAGCTGTACAAGTCGGTCGGCAGACCCGACAAGGCCAGCATTGGGCGCTACCACTGGGAGAGCTGGGTGCTGTCGTCTGGCCAAGAGGTGGCCCACCCCACCCTCGAGACAATCGTCAGGAAGGCCGAGGGCGCGGCCATGCCATTCGCCAACGTGCCGGTCAGGGAAGGCCGCACGCATGAGCGGGGCTTCGGCGTTACCTACGAGCGCATGCCAGAGGGCGGCAATAGGTTTGTCTACGAGACAGCCAATGGCGACAAAGTGGCCATGACCAAGAACGACCTGGACGAGATGTTTGACCATGTCATGGAAAAGAAAAACGGGGTGATTCCTGACGACTTCCCTGGAGTAAAATTCTTCAGTAGGGACACACTGCCAGATGGCAAGCCCAACCAGTACTTCGGGAAACCTTGGTACACCTGGCCAGGAGTAAACCGTGAACTCATCGACGACTTTGCCTCCGCAATCGGCACCCCCCTCCCAGCCCCAGGATCCGCTGGCGCTGTTCCGCGAGCTGTCCAAAGTGGTGCTGCCGATGGATCCAAGCGAACCGGAAGACAAACCCGAGCAGGAAAACAGTCAGGCGTAACGCGGGGCGGTGCAGCTCTGCAACAAGGAGCTGAGTGATGGCCATCCCCCCGCTGAACGATCGCCTCAACTCCATGCTACCGGCCACCCCGGAGCAGCCAGAGCAGCCATCAGATGACCCGCTGGGCGAGATCCTTCCCAAGCAGACCGTCGAGCAGTACGAGCCGGTTGCCGGCCTAGTAGACAAGCTGATCCTGACGCCCGCCAAAATCATCAGGCAGGGCACCAGGGTGACCCCCCAGGTCACCGACCAGGCTGGCGCCAAGGCCGCGCAGGAAGCCGTACAAGGCGCTGCCGTGGCAGCCGAGAGGGAAGCTACACCAGGCGCCGTGCAGGCCGTCAGAAAGGCTGTAGCACCCCGCCGCCAGCCTGCCCAGCCACCAGCCGCACCACAGCCCCTGCCGCCTGCTACCCAGCAGGAGATGGCCACAGCGATCCAGGCTGTCGATCAGGCAGCTGTGCCCCAGCCTGTTGGCGTTGCCGGCGCCGTGCCAGAGCCGGTCGGCCCCGAGGTGCCTGGCGTGATGATTCGGGCCGTGACCCCGGAGGACGCCGACAAATTCCTGACCGGGGTGGATGCGCCCGCGGTCGGCGTGGACTTTAACTTCAACTATATCCAGGCGCCCGAGGACATCGACCGGATCATTGACGCCACCAGCCGGGCTTTTGCCACGCAGACCGACGCTGCCAAGCGCGGGGTGGTTAGCGACGATGCCCTCAAGGACATGGCCGCCAGGCTCAACATTGCGCCCGAGCTGTTGCAGATGCGGGCCGGTGACACCCTGAACGCCGAAAAGCTGCTGGCCGCCCGGCACCTGCTGGTGCGATCGGCCAAGTCGCTGGACGAGCTGTCCACCAAGATCCGCTCGATGCCTGCCGGCACCGAGGATGACAACCTGCTGCTGCAGTTCCGCAACCAGTTGGCCACCCATGCTGCCATCCAGATGCGGCTCAAGGCAGCGCAGACCGAGACTGCCCGTGCCCTGCGTTCATTCAGGCTGCCGGTGGACGGCACCAGCGGGCTGTCAGATCCCAATCAGATCACCGCGCTGCTCAACGAGATGGGTGGCCGCGCCAACATGAAGAACCTGGCAGCGGCTTACCAGAAACTTACGCTCGACCAGCAGGCCCGTTTCACCGAGATGGCCGGCACCACCACCCAGCAGCTCGGCAAAATCTGGAAGGAGATGTACCTGTCCAGCCTCATGTACTCGACGGCCACCACCGAGCGGGCGCTGTTTGGCAACATGGTGCTATCCCTGGCCCGTGGCTTCGACACTGCCTTTGCCTCGACCGTGGGCCGGGCCACCGACAAGGTGATCACCCCGATCTTCGGCAGCAATAGCGCCGATTCGGTGACCACCACCGAGGCCATTGTCGAGATCGCCAACTTCTTCTATTCGCTGCCCAAGGGGTTGAGCGCCGGCCTCAAGTCCTTTGTGGATGATGCCCCGATCTACAAGGTGGGCCGGGATGTCGAGAAGACCCCAGACCCTGCCTTGTCGGCCAAGCTGTTTGCAGATCCCAACACGCCCATGGCCCATGCCGTGGACTTCCTGGGCAAGGCGGTGCGCTTGCCCTTCCGGGCCATGATGGCCGTGGACGAGATGGGCAAGGCCATGATCGCACAGATGGAAACCAGGCGCCTAGCAGCCCGCGATGCGTTGACTGCCATACGCAATGGCGTGGATGTGGATACCGCTCTGGACGGCATGGCCATGCAGATCTCGGCGCCCGACGCCAGGATCCTCGACCGCGTCAACCAGGGTGTGCTGGACGGCACCCTGCAGAGCGACCTGGGCGCCTTCGGCCAGGCGCTGCAGTCCATGCGGAACAAGCTCGACGCCATGGGTGCTGGCCCTGTCGGCACCGTGCTGGCGCCCTTTATCAAGACAGTCATCAACGCCCAGAAACAAATGGTGGCTCGCACCCCGCTGCTCAACTTTGCGCTGGATGAGATCCGCGCAGACATGGCAGCTGGTGGCGCCCGCCGCCAGATGGCGCTGGGCAAGATGAGCCAAGGCGCTGCATTCATGGGCTTTGGCTACTACCTGGCTCTGGATGGCACGATCACCGGGGCCGGCCCCACTGATCCCAACCGGCGCAAGTTCCTCCAGGAAACCACCGGCTGGATGCCCTACTCCATCAAGGTTGGCGAGACAGAGGATGGCCGGGGCATCTACCGCAGCTATGCCGGCCTCGAGCCGATCGGCGGCATGCTGGGCATGGCAGCCACCCTGGCCGAGATTGGCGCGGTCTACGGCAAGGAAGACGACGACGAGTGGCACGACCTGCTGCTCTACTCTGCCCTGCTTCCATTTAAGTACATTGGCGAGCTGCCCTTCATGCAGGGCATGGCCAACCTGACCGACATGATTGAGCAGCTCAAGCGCGATCCCAAGGGAGAGGCTGCCAACGCCGCAGCCAATAAGTTCTTTGGCGGCATAGCCCAGAGCATGACCACGGGCGTGGTGCCAATCCCAATGCCTGCCGGTGGCCTGATCAGGCAGATCGAAAACGTGCTGGATCCGACCAAGCGCGAGGTGACGCTGGACGCCAGCCTGCCGCCTGAGAAGCGCTACTTCGATTTCCTGTTCCGCAGCTGGGTGGCCAAGACCCCGCTGCTGTCTGAGAGCATCCCGCCCAGCCGCAACCTCTGGGGCGAGGAGGTCAAGACCGGAGAGCCTGACGCCCTGTCCTTCATCATCCCCTTCAACAAGAAGGAGCGCGACCTGGACGCTGTGGAGCAGCGGCTGCTGGACATTGCCAAGGCCAGGCAGAAGTTCCCGCTCAACAAGCCCGAGCGCACCGTCGCCAATATCAGGCTCAACGATACCGAATACAGCAACATGCTGGTGCTGATGAACAACCTGGCCATTGATGGCAAGAACTTCTATGGCGCGGTGGCCGCAGTTCTGAGCGACCCTGTCTTCAACCAGCAGATGGCCAATGGCGCCTATGAGGGCGTGGCCAATAAGCTGTCGTCTGTCATGGGCGAATTCCGAGACATGGCCATAGATTCGCCCGTATTCCAGCAGATGCACCCAGACGCCTATCAGCAGATCCAGCGCAACCGGATGCTGGCTGAGAGGAAATACCAACAGATTCAGCGCGAGGCAGTTGCCGAATAGGCGCCCGAAAGTACAATTTTCAATAGGAAGGATTGAGTCATGGCCATCCCAATTTCTAACGTCACGCGCCGGGTGGTGCTGGCCGCAAGCGGCACTGGCCCGTATAGCTTCAGCTTTGAGATCCTGGCAGCTACTGACGTTGCTGTTTATAAGGACGACACGCTGCTGACGCTGACCACCGATTACACGGTCACAATCAATAGCAACGGCACTGGCTATGTGACTCTAGTGGCCACGCCAACCGGGGCCACGCAGATCGCCATCGTTGGTAACCGCACCATCCAGCGCACCACCGACTTTGTGACCGGCGGCGACTTCTTCGCCAACACGGTCAATGACGAGATGGATCAGCAGACCATCTTCGCGCAGCAGAATGCTGAGGGTTTGCAGCGTGCGCTCCAGGCGCCGCAGACTGATCCAACAAGCATCAATATGATCCTGCCCCGTTCATCTGAACGAGCTGGAAAAGTTCTTTCTTTTGACTCTAACGGAAATCCAGATGCTGCGGAGTTCATTGGCTCAAACCGTGGCAACTGGGCGAGCGGCACGCTGTATTACGTCCGAGACATTGTCAAAGACACCAGCACAAGCAATATCTGGCAATGCGTTACGCAGCATACCTCCAGCGGATCTCAACCTATTGGCACTAATGCTGACTCTGCGAAATGGTTCTTGCTAGTTGATGCCGCAGCTGCTGGTGCTTCAGCGTCTGCTGCTGCAGCAAGCGCATCTGCTGCATCGACCAGCGCCACTAATGCTGCATCTTCAGCATCTGCTGCCAGCACTTCGGCCACCAATGCTGCATCATCTGCCAGCACCGCTTCTACGCAGGCCAGCAATGCTTCGACCTCAGCCACCAATGCTGCCAACTCGGCATCGGCTGCTGCAAGCTCCGCATCTACGGCAAGCACCCAGGCCAGCAACGCATCGACCTCTGCGACAAACGCAGCAAATAGTGCAAGCTCTGCAAGCACTTCTGCTACCAATGCGTCAAACTCTGCATCGTCGGCAAGCACTAGCGCAAGCAATGCATCAACTAGCGCCACCAATGCTGCCAACAGCGCCAGCAGTGCGTCATCTTCTGCAAGCACAGCGACCACCCAGGCCGGCATCGCTACCACTCAGGCAACCAATGCGGCCAGCAGTGCCACCGCTGCCGCCGCATCTGCCGCCGCCGCCGCCGCCAGTTTCGATGCCTTCGATGATATCTATTTAGGTGCCAAGTCTAGCGACCCGAGCGTTGACAATGACGGCAATGCGCTGACCACTGGCGACCAGTACTTCAACACCAGCGCTAATGAGCTGCGTGTGTACAACGGCTCGACCTGGCAGGCAGCATCCACTGTCGGTGGAACTGTCACTTCGCTGTCTGTTACTGGCGCGACCACGCTGGCACAAAACCCAACTCTGTCAGGCGGCACCGCCAACGGCGTGACGTACCTCAACGGCTCGAAAGTCCTGACCTCGGGGAGTGCGCTGACTTTTGATGGGACGAGTTTGGGGATAGGGACGAGTTCGCCTGCTGCTCCGCTTCATGTTGCTTCATCAACCGGAGATACTTCGGTAGAAATTGAAAGCACCTTTGCTGGCGGTGATGCCAGATTGGAATTGATTGCAAACTCTGCTGGTGTAAGTCAAATTCGGTTTGGCGATGAGGTTTCAGCGAATATTGGGCTGCTGACTTACGACCATACAGATAACTCAATGGCGTTTCGGACGAACTCGTCCGATCGTATGCGTATCACATCTGCCGGCAACGTGGGGATTGGGACGAGTTCGCCAACAAACGCCCTGTCCGTATCTGGCTCTGCCAACATCACAGGCAACACCACCCTTGGCGATGCCTCCACCGACACTGTGACGGTGAATGGGTATATGGCGATTGGGGGAAGCCCGAATAGTAGTATTGCCGCTTACATTAGAAGTAGCGGTTTACAACAAACAACGCAGACCGCTATCCAATCCGGCATCACTGCTAATTCAACAGCAACTACACTTTACGGTCTTTTGGTTGCAAACAGTACAGAAGCCGCATCGTTTACTGTTGGCTCAGTATATGGAATTAGAAGTAACAACGTAAGTCTTGGCGCTGGGTCATCAGCGACCAATCAATATGGCTTGTACATTGCAGATTTAACATCTGCCACAAACAACTACGGCATCACCTCGCTGGTTTCCTCTGGCACGAACAAGTGGAACATCTACGCCAGCGGGACGGCGGCGAACTATTTTGCTGGGAATGTCCAGTTTGCTGCTGGCTCGGCGGCTGCGCCAGCCCTGACTCGGTTTGGTGATGACAACACAGGTATCTTCTTCCCTGCCGCTGACACCATTGCTTTTGCAGAGGGCGGCGCGGAGGTGGCTAGGATCGACTCATCCGGCAACCTGGGGATAGGGACGACGAGCCCAGCCGCAAGACTTGATCTTGGCACGCCCGGTAACGTCCGCTTTATCAATGCGGAGAATGGTGTAGACGCAAACTTCCGCGCAACATTCAGCAGCAACACCGTCACTTTCGCCAATACTGGTGGCTCTGGAGTTCTTGCTTTTCAAACAGGCGGCTCCGAACGCGCCCGCATCGACTCTAGCGGGAATTTGCTGGTGGGGACGACGACACAAATTGGAGCTAATCTTTTAACACTGCAAAAAAGCAGTGGCGACATGATTGGAATGCGAAATCCCAATGCAACGGCAGGTTTGAATTGGAATCAAATTGTAGGTTCCGATAACAAGTTTTATATTGTTAATGCAAGTACGACAGGAGTGACGCTTGCAGATGGAGGGACAAGTTGGGGCACAATTTCTGACGAGCGTAAAAAAGACATTATTGAGCCAATCAGTGATGCGGCAAACAAAGTTTCCACACTTCGCGCAGTTATCGGTAAATATAAAACTGATGAGGAAGGAAAACGCCGTAGTTTCCTGATTGCCCAAGATGTTCAAGCTGTTTTGCCGGAAGCAGTCGATTCAAGCAATCCAGATGAATTAAGTGTTCAATACACAGATGTAATCCCGCTGTTAGTGGCGGCAATCAAAGAACTCAAAGCAGAATTTGACGCTTACAAAGCATCTCACCCCTGAAAGGAAAAACCATGACCACCTGGACAATCGACAATCTCGACCGCCGCACCTCTGACGGCTTTGTCACCACCGCGCACTGGCGTGCTACTGCCGTTGATGGCGACTACAGCGCCAGCGTCTACAGCACCTGCGGCTGGGCAGATGGGCAGCCCACCGTGCCTTATGCCAACCTGACCGAGCAGCAGGTATTGGCGTGGGTCTGGGAGAGCGTGGACAAGGCTGCGACTGAGGCGGCTTTGGCTGCTCAGATCGCTGACCAAAAAGCTCCTAAGCAAGCCAGCGGCACTCCTTGGGGGCAGGCATGAATCTGACTCTGACGAAAGAGGAAATCCAATACATCATCAATGTATTGGGTGAGCTTCCAACGAAATCAGGTGCCTGGCCTCTGATTCTGAAGATCAAAGAGCAGGCCGAACAGCAACTCCAAGAATCATCGGAATGAAATCATGGAACCGGCAGAGATCGATCCCATTAAGTATGGTGCGATGTGGCAGCGCGTCCAGGACTACGAGCGCAGGTTCGAGGTCATTGACAAGAAGCTCGACAAGATGGAGCGCCAGATCGAGGAGCTGCTGGCTCTTGCAAATAAGGGTAAAGGCGGCTTCTGGATGGGCATGACTATCGCCAGCAGCGTCGGCGCATTCGCGGCTTGGGTGGCAGGACACTTTAAAGGCGGCTGACATGATCGACCCCATAACCGCCCTGGCGGCTGTAAGCAGCGCCGTCAACCTGGTCAAGAAGGCGGTTGCGACTGTCCAGGATGTGCAGAGTCTTGGGCCGGTGCTGGGGAAGTATTTCGACGCTAAGGCGCAGGCCATTGAGGTAGTCGAGAAGGCGAAGACGGGCGACTTTAAAGGCTCCGCGCTTGGCAAGGCTTTAGAGCTGGAGATGGCGCTCGAGCAGGCCAGAGAGTTTGAAGAGCAGGTCAAGATGCTCTTTTTTCAATCGAACAAGATGGACGTCTGGATGCGGATCACCCAGCGTGCCAAACAGATGGAGGCCGACGCAGCCAAGGCAGAGCGCAGGCGCAAAGAGGCCAAGGCACGGCACGACAAAGAGGTTGAAGAAACCATGATCATCCTTGGCGCTTCGTTTTTCTGCATCGCCTTGTTAGCGGCCACGGTCTACTTCATCCTGACAGCGATGGAGCAATGACATTCTTGCTGGCCACCGCCATCCAGTACGAGTGCGCCAAATGGGTGTGGGTCGGTGATGTTTTTTCTCGGCAAGTGATATGTGTGAAGTGGGTAAGAAAGAATGACCAGGTCAGAACTTGAGATCCTCATCAAGCGCCGTGCTGCAATCACGGTTACGGTGTTCGCTGCCTTGCTGGCCATCAACACCATGCTGGGCAATAGCAACTCAAGCAGGGTGCTGACCAACACCATCCAGGCAAACAATATGTGGGCCTGGTACCAGGCCAAGAACGTGCGCTCTGTTGTCTACGATGTAGCGGGCCGAGCTGATGCTGCCGCTCGCATGAAGATGGACATGGAAGACATCATGGCCAAGGCGCACCAGCTCGAGGAGGAGCGCGACCTAGCTAAGGAGCGCAGCCCCTTCTATACCTATGCCGGCTCTGCGCTGCAGCTTGGCATCGTCCTTTCCACGGCTGCCATCCTGGCCGTGACAATGCCGCTGTTCTGGGCCAGCGTCGGTGTGGGGCTGCTGGGTTCTGGCCTCATGGCTTTTGGTTACTTTGGAGTTTGATATGCTGACCCTTCTCTCGACCGTAGTCTCCTTCCTGATGGGCGGCCTGCCCAAGATCTTGGATTTTTTCCAGGATAAATCGGACAAAGCGCATGAGCTGGAGCTGGCCAAGATGCAGACCGAGCGCGAGCTGCAGATGCTCGAGCGTGGCTACGCTGCCCAGGCCAGGATCGAGGAGATCAGGCTCGACCAGATCCAGGCCCAGGCTGAGAGCCAGATGCAGCAGACCCTGGTGCAAGCGCAGCAGGCTGAGATGCAGGCCATCTACGCGCATGACACGGCGCTGAACGAGGGCACCAGCACCTGGATGAAAAACCTGCGTGCGTCGGTGCGGCCAGTGATCACCTACGGGTTCTTCTTCCTGCTGGTGTTCATTGACGCCGGCTTGTTCTGGTACGGCTGGACTCGCGGCGTGGAGTTCGACAAGCTGGCAGAGATGCTGTGGGATGCTGAGACTGCCACGCTGTTCGCGTCGATCATCGCCTTCCACTTCGGTGGCCGGGCCTTTGGGAAATGATCAGCGACACCTGTCTCAAGATGATCAAGCACCACGAAGGGGTGCGGGTCAAACCATACCGCTGCCCGGCACTGATCTGGACGGTCGGCGTCGGCCATGTCATTGATCAGGGCCACATCCGGGTACCGTTCGAGGAGCGCAAAACCCTGCCCATCCCGGCTGGCTGGGATCGGATACTGACCATGGGAGAAGTCGATGCCATCCTGGCTAAAGATCTTGAGGGGTTTGAGCGCGGTGTACTACGACTCGCTCCTGCTCTTGCTGGCCGTCAAGGTGCTTTCGACGCTTGCGTCAGCTTCTCTTTCAACGTAGGGCTTGGCAACTTCCAGCGCAGCACCATCCGCATGAAGATCCAGCGGGGCGAGTGGGAGGAGGCAGCAGATGCCTTCCTCCAATGGACAAAGGCCGGGGGCAAAGAGCTTCCCGGCCTTGTCAAACGGCGCCGCGACGAGCGGGCCTTGTTCCTCTCTACTGGGCAGCCCCCAGCGCATTGAGCCGCTTGCTGTAGGCGGCGGTGTGTCTGACCCTGACCACCGTGTCGATGCGCTTCATCGTCGCATCGTTGACCTCTCGCAGCTCCTTGAGCTTGGTCATGCGCTCACGGGCTGGAACCTTGCCTGCCCTGGCCACCTTGTCGGCCATGGCTTCATAGGCGTCCTGCCACTCCTCGAGCGTGTCGTGGATGCTGACCGGCTCATTCTTGCCAGGCAGTAGCAGCGCGAAACCCACCGGCGCTGGCAGCTCGGGCGGCTCGCTGATTTCCTCAATCTCGACCACCTCGAGGCCGGCCTCCTCGGCCTGCTGCTGCAGCACCTCTACCGGTACAGGCGGCGGCTCGACCGTGTCGGCCATGGCCTCGGCAATCACCACCGGATCGCTGGTTTCCACAGGGATGGCCTTGACCGGCGGCAGTGCGTCCAGCGGGTTACGAGGTGCGACCTTGGCCGGCAGGGGCGCGGCCTCTGAGGGGAAATCCTGCGCCTCCTCGACCGTGATCAGACCCTTCAGCACATCAGGGAAGGCATCGCGCAGGGCGAAGCCCCTGGCCCGCATGGCCAGCATCCTTTTGGGATACGACTGCCACGGGCCTTGCTTGCCCCACAGGCCTGCTCGCTTGGCATCCTCGACGCTGAACCGCACGATCACCGGGTTCCTGCCTTTGCGCCTGGCGATGCAGACGGCCACCGGGTTGGTGGTGCCTTCACCCTCAATAGTTTCATCCACGCCCTCGCAGACGGGGCTTGCCTGCACCAGCGCCATCATGGCGTCACCGTAGACGCTGGGCTTGCCGTTGATCACAGCGATGTTCTGCAGCGCCTGCATCGGTGCCAGGCCCAGCTCCATCCCCCACTGCACACAGACCATGATGTCCTGGGGCTTGCCCTGGTATGCCTTGGGAACCATGGTGCTGCCGGCCAGCATCTTGCTGAACTCCATGGCTTCGGTAATGGTAGCGGGCGCGAAGCCCTGCCGGTTAGTGGTTGTCAGTTGCATTGCCTTCTCCTGGTAAGTATTGCTTCATGGTTTCAAAGACCAGGGCGACGATCGCTGTCACGATTTCATCTGCGTCCTGCTCAGTACACTTGGGGATGTTGAATCGGACGGCGTCCACGGCACGCTTGTGCGCTGCCGTCAGGCTGTCCATGTCCATCATCTGGATGTTCATGTCTTCAGCTCCTTGATAGACAGGGTGGACTGCCGAATGGTGTATGCCTCCTTGGCCGGCACCATCTTTGCGGGCTGGGCTGAGTAATTCTTGACCGGCCACTTGATCTGCCACTTGCCGGCGATGCCGATGGTGGCCTTGCCCATCAGCTTCTTGAGATCCTCCTCAGCCTTCTTGATCGAGTCCTCATTGGTCTTGTTGACCTGGCGCCAGTAGGCGATCTGATCGGCCAGGGCGGCGGCCTCGCTGCTCAGGGTGACCGGCTCCTCAATGGCCGGGTAGGCGCCGCGTGTCACAGTCCACTGCTCGCCATCTGCTGGCGGGTAGTAGTCCAGCTCGCCGGTGGCCTTCCACTTGTCCAGCCGGGCCTGGAAGTCACGGGCCACCTGGCTGATCCTGGCCACGGTATCGGCGTGCGGCGCGAACAAAAACACGCGCATCTCGGTGCCCTTATAGAGGGTGGCGATCGAGCCCCACTTGGCCTGGATGATGTCCATCTGGGCCTGCAGCTGGATCGGGCCACGCCACAGGGGCGGCAGATCCTCTGGTTCCATGGCCGTCAGCTTGGCCTCGAGCGCCCCGATACCGTCCAACCTGATGCTGTCCTGGCCGACCACATAGATGCCGGCCTCCGGGTCGGTGCGGATGACCTGGCCACGGCCATCGCCGGTGCCGTCCAGGCTGCAGCACAGAGGCAGCGACTCATGGAACCGGGCGGTGGGGTAGCTGGTGACCACATCCGCCAGCTCGAGGCGCCTGGCAGCCTCTCCCAGGATGACCGGCTCCAAGGTGTTGCCCCACTCCATGGCCTCATTCGGATCGAACTCAACCTCGATACCCTGCAGCGCCCTGATGCTGGCCTCCAGCTCATCATTGGGTGTGCGGTATCGGCTGATACCCATCACGCTCGGCAGCCGGCTGGCTGACAGCATGGTGTCTGGGGTGACTTTGTTGACCATTGGTTACTCCTTGTTGCTGGTCAGTTGATAGACGCGCACCACGCGGGCGTGCGCCTGGGGATGGGTGGCCTCGGTGTACCCGCAGGCCTGGAACTGTTTTGTCCTGAACACCGCGCCCAGGACGGACGGGTGCATTTCCGCTGGCAGCTGGATCTGTGCGCGGATGTCGTTGATGCAGACGGTGCCCTGTCGGCGGGCGATCTCGACTGCTAGTGCCCGGCAGCGGGCCAGGAAGACAGCGTCCCTGGCCTCGAACAGTGACAGCTGGGCGTCGCGGATGACGCGGCCTTGGCCTTGGTCGGCGTACTGCATGCCAACCTCAGCGCGTGGCGATGATGACGAGGAC